TAGTTATTTGCATTAGTGGCAATACCATCTAGCTTTGCACCATCAACAGATAAATCTCGACCATCAACTGTTTGACTGCCAGTAAATGTTATGTTCCCGCTAAATTGGTTAGCACCTAATCCTGCTAAATTTCCTGTTGCTGTTACCCCACCCTGCCAAGCTGATCCGTTATAAACTCTTAATTCATCTGAAGTCGTATTAAAGCAAAGATCTCCTTCATCGTTATTGCTAGATGGATCACTACTTGCTACACGATACCTATTACCAAAATCGTTTACTGTACCAATATTAGAAGCTACTGTATTTACATTCGCAATTGATCCTCCAACATTATTTACATTAGTGATTGCTCCTGCAACAGTATTAATATTCGTTGAATTAGAGTTAACAGAATTAATGTTAGAACTGTTTCCAGCAACAGCAGTTACGTTAGAACTAATACCAGCAACAGTCGTTACATTTGCATTTATTCCAGCAACAGTATTGATGTTTGAGTTGTTACCAGCAACAGTATTAATGTTGGTAGAGTTATTAGCAACTGCATTTATATTTGTAACATTGCCAGCAACCGTTGTGACTTCTGTTGCCTTGGGAGATAAACGATGGAATGTATATGTATGAAGAGTAGATGTTGTCTCAACAATTCCTCCATAACCAGCAGCTAATACTGTTGATCCACACCCTGTAATTGTGATCGTATTTCCTGATCCTGCACCATTAGCAATAGTTACTGTTCCACCAGAAGGAGTATGAGAAGAAGCAAATTCTTTAATACTAACTAATGTTCCAGTTCCATTATTTACATCAGGGTTTGCTGTAGGGAATGATGTCTCATTTGCTATTGGTACAAAACCACCAACGTCATCAACTAAGTCAATAATTCTGTCATTGATTGCTGCTGTCGTTGCAATTGTCGTGTCATTATCTGGGAAAGTTTGACCATCTTTAATTGTGTCGCCACTACTAATATTGAAATAACGAGCATCAGAAGCTTTAGTAGTGAAATAAGAAGTGTTGGTTACTGTATGTGTTGCTTGCTCAGTATCAGTAACTTTTGCAGCAGCACCTAAATCAGTAGCGGTATCTGCATTACCTGTTAAGTCACCCGTGACATTACCAGTCACATTTCCTGTGACATTCCCCGTTAAATTTCCAGTTGCATTTCCCGTGACATTACCAGTCACATTTCCCGTTAGATCACCCGTGATTGTTCCACTAGCGGTGATTGCAGCAAATGTTGATGCACCATCTACATTCAACGTGCTATCGAGATCTACAGCCCCAGTAACATCTAACGTCCCTGGAACATCTACATTGCTTGTCCACTCAACACCAGTACCGCCTGAGTCTGTTTGAAGAAGTTGTCTTGCACTTCCATCTTTTAATTTGCTTACATTGATTTCTGCTGTATTACTTATATCTCCATCAACAAGAGTTCCATCACTTATTTGAGTAGTAGTAATACTTCCTGTTCTTTCTAAAAACGCTTTTGTTACTGCGTCTTGCGCTGCTGTTGGATCTCCTAAACCTGTAATCTTGCTAGTACCCATCGCAATCGGGCCACTCATTGTGCCTCCCGTCTTCTGCAAAGCAGCGTTCGCTGTATTCACAGCATTGGTACTTGCAGTCGAAGCCGCAATAGATTTAGTAGCACCTAAGTCGTTTTTATCCTGTTGCTCTTGTACGACATATAAGTTCTGCAAGTCTGCATTATTTAATGCTTCTGCTGTTAGGTTTGATCCATCAGTCCAGGGTGATAATTGTGAAGTATTTGGAGTCTGTCTTTCAATTGTTACAACTTCACCTGAAGCAATAGCTGTTGCAAGTGTTATTTGACTAGCGCCTGTCCATGTGTAATGGGTAGTCTCAGACAGGAGTGTTCCTGTGTCTGCTAATAAGTCTCTATTTTTATATACCTTGACATGCGCTCTCAGAAGGAAAGACCAACTGAGATTACACGCAGTTGTGCCAGCGCTAGTGAATTCGTTATAGGAAAGAGCCACTCATCTGCACAGATGCAGTCTTTATGTTATCCGATTTCAGGCTTAATGGCACGTTTGTTGTTATTGACGGCCTACTCCTAGTGAGGTTTCTTGCTCAATAAACAATTGAATCTTTCTATCACGTTCATCAATCATTGCGTCATACCTCTTTTTAAAGGTTGGTGAATTGTTATACATGTGTAAGATTCCAAGCTTGTCGTAGTAACTAACAATTGCGTTATAGGGTTCGTAAATC